AACTTATTTAGTTGAGGATGCATGTAATCACGCTGGTTACACTTTAACTTTTAAAACTGCATCTGGAACAGGTGTTCTTTTATGTGAAGGAAATAATTATACATTATATTCTGATGGAACTAATGTTGTAAAACTTCATGAACAAAGAAACTGGAGAGCAGTTTCAGCAGCAGAAACAGTTCAAGCTGGTGCTAAACTTTTAGTAAATACAAATGGTGGAGCAGTGACAGTGACGCTATCAGCCTCACCTGCTACAGGAGATGAAGTACATTTTGTAGATCAAGGTTATGATTTCAATACTAACGCATTGACTGTTGGTAGAAACTCTTCTAATATAGCTAACGCAGCATCTGATCTTGTGGTTAATACACAAGGTGCAGCTTTTGGATTAGTATATTCAGGCGACGCTACAACAGGATGGACTTACACGGAGAAATAATATGTCAAATTACGAAGCAACTAAATACGATTTTGATGGAGCAAACCTTACAGGTATCGAGGGAATTCCTACAGCAACTATTGTGCCGTGGTCTTCTGCTTCAGTGCCAACAGGTTTCTTAGAGTGTAATGGTCAAACAGTTTCAAGATCAACTTACGCTGCATTATTTGCAATCGTAGGTACAACTTATGGAGCTGGAGACGGTTCATCTACTTTTGCTGTTCCAGACTTACAAGATAACGTAGCAGTTGGAAAATCTAATAACAAAGCTTTAGCATCAACTGGCGGAGCAAACACAGTTGCTTCAACTGGAAACGTTGGAGGTTCAACAGCCAATGCTACTTTATCAACTGCTCAACTTGCAAGTCACTCACACTCAGGTGCAAATACAGGGAATGCTACTGTAACATTAGGAACACCTGCTGGATTAGCAGCTTCTTCAGCTAATACTAATACAGGAAACGCTGGATCAGGTACTGGACACTCTCACAATATGAGTGCAAACTTTAGTGGAGATGCAACATCAGTTTTACAACCTTATTTAACAATTATTTATATTATTAAGACGTAGGAGAAAATATGGCAACAAACGCAAATTGGACAGTAGTATTCGAAGACAAGATAATCATTAAACAAAGTGGTGATGCAGCGGGAACTAGTTACACAATTGATGATAATGCTTTTTGGGCAACTACAGCTTTCCAAAATATTTGGGCTATTCAATCAGGCACTTCTAATGTTTCTGATGAAGTAGAACATAAAGATGGAACAGCACACTGCTCTTTAGCTGATAAAGGAATTGATATACAATTGTTTATCAATAAATGGGATTCAGCTCACCTACTAAAATTACAAGCTGATTGGGATGGAGATACTAGAGAGGAATCTGAAAAAGGTTCAAGACCTACATCATATTCATCTTAATTATTGTAACCAAGCTACTATACTATATCTAATTCCTTTTGTAATAGGTTCAATTTTATGTGGATACATAAAATTACTTGGAAAAAATACTACTGAACCCTTATCTAGTTTTAATCTTTTAATTTCTTTTTCTTTTTGATCTGTAAATATTAAATCTCCTCCTTCATAGTTATTATTTAAATTAATAATAACACTTAGATGTCTAGCCACTGTTGTGTAATGATCTGTGTGAATTTCGTATTTACCTCCCGGTGTGTATTTTAATAAATCTATTTGATTTATTTTACTACTAGCCATTTTAGGAAATTTATATTTATAAAAAGAATAAACTTTTTCAATTTCTTTTTTTATATGATTCCAGTAAAAATTATCAATATGAATGTCAAAATTTAAATGATAACCTTTTACATTTCTAATTTTTTTATTTAAACCTGAGTCTATTTCTAAATTTTTTTTACATTTACATTTTGCATAATAAATTATTTCTTCAATAAATTTTTTATCTACTATGTTTTTTATTTCTACTATTGCTTCTGTATGATCCATAAATTATTTCATAAACATTTGAATAGAAATCCTAGGGATTAATGAACTTAAAACAGTATTAACTTTATGATCCAGAGGAGACTTTATTAATACTAAAGAATTACCTACCACAGGTAGGTAACCATGGCCCTTCTCTGACTTAAACATTAATTCTCCACCAAACTGAATATTCCATCTGTTATTAATATAATATGTTGCTCCATATTTCCAACCAGCATCACTATGCCAATTAATACCTGATCCTTTTTCCATATAATTAATATTACTAATAATATTTTTAAAATTTTTTAATTGATAAAATTTATTATGATGAGTTAAAATTTTTAATTTTTCTAATGGTGGATAATTTTGTACACATACTCTTTTTGGAGGAACTATATTTTTTATTAAAAATTCTGGCCATATACCTTTAGAAGTATGTAAATTAATATTCTTACGTTCTTTAAATATAGCATCATGAATTTCTTTATAGGTAGAATAATCTAAGAAATTTTGAATATAATAAAGTTTATTTGGTATTGAATATACTAATTTCATTATTCTAAACTACTTCCATACAACATAGTATAACTTACTCTTTTATTAAAAATACCCTCTTTAGTTTCTACATCGTCTGTTTTATGAAATAAAGCTCCATCAAACAGTATAGCTCTATTACACTTATAGTTTATTTTTGTGTTAAAATGTTTTTCTTTTTTTAAAAAATTATCTATGCAATTATCTTTATTACCATTCCACTGTTCCCTATCCCAGTTTTCAGGGGGTTTTTTATTACAAATAATTAATCCATTTTTATTATGATTTAAAATTGCATTGTCTGGTGTCACCCAAATATTTATATTTATGTTTGAAGGATCTGCATGAAAATTTACACCCACACCCACGTTATTATATAAAAAAGACCAGGCTCTTTTAAAATCTTTTAAATTAAATTTGTTAGCTATTTCAATTGAAATATCTTTAGTGAGTTGGTCCGTGTGATTATAGTAATCTATAGATGTATAGTTAGAATAAATCTTATCAAATTTATTAGCAGTTTGAATACGAAGTCTTAATACATCTACTATGTAGTCAACAAATAAATCATCTATTACAGTTATATTTGTTTTAGGTATTTTTTTTATTTTACAATTTTTGTTTATTAAACTAGTCATTTTAGTTTATATTGAGTTATTAGTGAAATTCTTGGTTGATATTCATCTGTAAAACTAAGCGGTGCATGATAAACATTTGGTGTCCAAGAAACTATTCTATTCGGTTTAAAACCAACATGTGTATTTAAAATGTGTTTATTCCCCTCTTGTATGTAAAAACCTGTTCCAGAATGTATGTGTTTATTTCCTTTTACATAAAGAATTGTTTGAAAATCATTTTTGTCATCTGAGTCATTGTGAGCTTCAACTTTTTGTGATTTACTTACCATTGAGTATTGGCAAACGCTTAATTTTAAAATTTCAAAATTAAAAAATTTAGAAACATTTTTTTTAATAATATCTATAACTATTTGAGGAGCATTTGCTGTAAACCAAACATGGTTTGTTTCTCCTGTGTAAGTTAAATCATTACTATTAAAATTAATTTTGTTTCCTATATTAGATATAATTTCAAAATCTTTTTTAGATAAAAAATTATCTTTTATTCTTATATCAAATTCAGAATCGTCCATTATTTTAATAGCATCCAAGAAGTCAGAATATATTTTTCACCAGATAAAGGTGGATTACCTCTATGTAAATAGGGAAATGCAGCGGGCCATATAACGATTCTACCTGTTTTAGGTTTTACTCTTTTTGAAAAATGTAGAAATTCTGTTTCTCCACCTTCTTCTACATCATTTAAATAAATTGAATATACAAAAGCTCGTGGCTCATTGTCATAACCTTTACCATGTTCTATATGCCAAACATGATAGCCTTCTGTAGGTAAAGTTTTTTGTATTTTTAAATCTGTAAAATGAAAAGGAACTCCATAAGCATCAGAAGCTCCTGTATTTTTAACATAATGATTCCAAGCTAAATCAAAATTAACCATCATAGGTTTTAAAGATTCCCACCATACATTCACATTGTTTGGAGCTGCAAAAAATTGTTGATCTTGTTTTTGTAATATAGATGCTTTTTCAAAACCTATTCTATTAATAGTATTGTTAAAATTGTTTTGATCTTCAAATAATTTAATAGCTTTATTACATTCTTCTTTAGTGATGTAGTTATCGTATATACCTATAAAATTATTTATATTTACTGTTTTTTCTATCATAATTATGATACTTTCATTCTCTATAAAACTAATATATAAGCTACTATATGCTACAAAAATTAAATTTCAAGCCTGGTTTTAATAAGCAAGACACAGAATCTGGTGCCGAGGGACAATGGACAGATGGTGATTTTGTTAGATTTAGGTATGGACTACCTGAAAAAATAGGTGGCTGGAACCAATTAACCGCTGGGTCTTTAACTTTACCAGGAGCAGCTAGAAGACAACATGCTTTTACTTCTTTTGCTGGTGAAAAATACACAGCTATTGGAACCTCACAAGGTTTATTTTTATATTATGGTAATGACTTTTTTGATATTACACCTTTAGATACAGCGATTACTGGAGGCACATTAACAACTGTTAATGCATCTCGAACTGTAACTATTAACAAAGGATCACATGGTCTAGCTGTGGGAAGATACGTAACTCTTTCATCTGTTACAGTAACAGGTGCATCAGATTTTACAGCGGCAGAATTAGAACAAGTTTATGAAATATTAACTGTGCCCGACGTAGATAAATTTACAGTGCAAGCATCTCGTGCTGAAGGAGGATCTGGTATGACTGCAGCAGGAGCAGTGACTGTTAATCCGTATGTTGAAGTGGGACCAACTACTCAGACAAGTGGTTATGGTTGGGGAACTTATTTATGGGGAGATTCTACTTGGGGAACGGAACGAACAATAAGTGACGTGACTCTGGATCCAGGAAACTGGAGTCTAGATAATTTTGGTGAAGTATTAATTGCAACAATATTTAATGGTAAGACTTTTACATGGAATGCTGGAGCTTCAAGTCCTAGAGGTCAAAGGGCTTCACAATCAACAACTAATTTCAATACCACAAACAATCCAACAGCTACTAGAATTTCTATTGTATCAGACAGAGATAGACATGTATTTCATTTAGGAACAGAAACAACTATAGGTGATCCTACAACACAAGACCCTATGTTTGTAAGATTTTCAAACCAAGAAGATTTAAACACATATGCTCCGACAGCAACTAACACTGCGGGAACTTTTAGATTGGATACCGGTAATGAGATTAGAGCAGCTATACAAGGTAAAGATTATATTTTTGTATCAACTGATCTTGCAGCTTATGTAATTCAATTTGTTGGTCCACCTTTTACTTTTTCTGTTAGACAGGTTGGTACTAACTGTGGATGTATTGGTCAACATGCTATGTCTTATGCAAACGGTGCTGTATGGTGGTTGTCAGCCGAAGGTGGATTTTTTGTTTATGATGGTACAGTTAAATCATTACCATGCCTTGTAGAAGATTTTGTATTTAGTACAGATGGAGACAACCTAGGTATTAATTTAAACTCAAGAGATACTGTATATTCTTCACCTAATACTTTATATACAGAAATAAACTGGTTCTATCCAAAAGATGGATCTGATCAAGTTGATAGATGTGTGACTTATAATTACTCAGAAAATGTTTGGACTACTTCGTCGTTAGATAGAACTACATATCAAGATCAAGGGGTATTTAATGCTCCTTATGCAACTGATTATGTAGAAAATGGTACTCCTGTATTTCCCGATATATTAGGTATTACAAATAAATATGGAGCTAGTATTTACTATGCTCATGAAGTAGGAACCGATCAAGTGAACAGTACAGGCACAACTTCTATTGATGCATTTATTAGATCTGGAGATTGGGATATTACCTCTAGACGAAGCGCCTTGGGTCAGGCAACAGGGGTTGCTGATTACAGAGGTGACGGAGAATTCTTTATGTCAGTAAGAAGATTTATACCTGATTTTAAATATCAAACAGGTAATGCTCAAGTAACTTTATTTGTAAGTAGCTATCCAGATGATGTAGCAGTTAGCTCACCACTTGGACCCTTTACAATAACTTCTACCACTGATAAGGTAGATACAAGAGCTAGAGGAAGATTGGTCTCTGTTCAAATAGAGAATACTGCAGTAGGTGAGTCATGGAGATATGGCACACTTAGATTAGATGCACAACCGGACGGAAGAAGATAATGCCACCATATGGAATAGATAGTTTACTAAATAGAAACTTTGATACTCAAGGTTATTTTGAATCACCAGAGGAATCTCTTTATGATCCTGCATTTGGTAATTTAAACTATCGAACAGCTTATGGCCCTGCTCCTTTCACAGGAAATATACCTTTAACATCTTATCGTGTTGAACCAGGATTGGAATATTTAAGTGGTGATGGAACACTTAGAAATCTAGGTTTTGAGGGAGGTATAGACCTACCTTCTTTTGGTGGTTCAAGTAATCCTAGATTTAATCAATTTGGAAAAGATATAGAATTTATTAATGCGCCTCAAGATATTTACCCTGCAGCAGTTCCACCAAATTTTATTAATGCTCCACAAAATTTTTATCCACCTAATTTAACTTCAACAAAAGGTTTACCAACTTTAGATTTACAAAGCTTACCTGCAAATATGGGTGTAGCTAATGAAGATGATGTTGAACAAGTAGATTCATTAACAGGTGAAAAAAAATCTACTGGTATTATGGATTTAATAATGAGCGTAGCTGTACCAGGATATGGTTTTTTTAAAAATATGGGTCAGGGTATTCAAGGTTTAAATCAAAGAATACAACAATCTGATTTTGGAAGATCACAAACTTTAGCTGACTATTTTGATGCTAGAAGTTATGGTGGCAGAGACGCAAGAGATAGAGCATCTCAACAAACTATGCAAGATGCTAGAGATATTCAAACAAAAATAGATACAGGTAGATATAGAAGAACTGCCGCTGATAATGTTATTGATAGAGGTAGAGGAGAAAGAAACATACCTTCTCGTGCTCCTAGAGGTCCAACTGGTGCAAGAAGAGGAATTGACTCAAGAAATCGATCAAGCATTGATCCAGCTAAAGGAAGAAAAGGATAATGGCTAAGATAACTAATTACATACCTGAACCAAAAGAAGAATATGATGTAGATAATCAAAGACAGATTATGGAGTCTTTAAATACAATGAAACAACAACTTAATTTTTCTTTTCAACAAGATTTAAAAAACGAACTAGATACTTTTAATTACTTTTTATCATGAGCA